TGGCGTACCACGGTGACAGTTATATAGGTCTCCCTATTAACTGCCTTGCTGTCGGAGCGTGGCTTAGGTGGGAGTCGCAAAGAGGCGCGACTCTCCCCATGCGTAAGCTCTTAGCCGACGTAGAAACGGGAAAGCCCAGTGCAAAACTTCGTTTTGCACTAGACCTAGCGAGAAATGTGGACGCGGCCGTCAGGATTTTGTCCAGACGGCTCAGGAAGAACCAGAATCATCGGAGAGCTATCGCTACCTTGAAGCCCATCCTCCGGAGGTGTATTTTCTTACACCCTAAGGAGTTTGCGGCGGAATGGAAGCGGTTTTGCCACACTTGCCTAGTGGAGGCTTGTGCGGCCGAGGGTCGGCAGACCCCCGTCCCCGATGTGAAGGTTCTCCTTGCTACTCTCCCCAGCTGGTCCAAGCGTATTATTCGTTTGGCCAGTGGAGGGTGTCGGATTGCTGGCACCCGACTTCTCCTTGAAGTCGGGCTCTGCGGTAGGCTTGTTCCAACCTGGGATTCACTAACCCCGGAAGAAACAGCCGCTGCGGAGGATGAACTGATCGCACGTCTCACAGACGTGAGTCAGGAAGGTCACCTCGAACGAGTTCGTCGTGGCACCTATGACTCGGTTTGTGGGCACGCGATGTATGTCGCCTCCGTAGCGCAGCGTCGGTGGAATCGGAAACCACGCTTGGTCGCACCTGGCGTCGGGAAGGTCGTTAACCCCAGCACGGGGAAGACCTCTCCTCGACGGGAGCTGTGGGCTGCACAATCCCGACCCTTTGGTAGGAAGAGTGGGAGGACAAGAATCATCGGACCGATGAATCTGGTTCTCCCCTCCTACGACCGGGGTGTCGGTGAAAGGGCAGCTTCGCAGCTCATCCGGGTGCTACCAGAACCCGGGCTGAAAACCCGGGTGGTGACCGTTCCCGATGACACTGGTATCGCAGTCGCCTTGCAATCCGCTAACTCTACGCTTCTTAAAACTATCCGCACCATACCCCGGTTTGCACCCGGGCTGAGTAAGGCTCAAGATGTCATTATGAGAGGAGTTAACCTCCCTAGTGACTATGAGCTCTTCTCGGCGGACCTTACGGCAGCGACCGACTACATCCCACATGCAGTCGCTCGGTCCATTTGGTCCGGCTGTGGTGTCTTAGTTTCTGAAGCGGAGCGTGCAGCCCTCCTCTCCGCGAGCGCGCCTCAACGAATCTTAGCAGGTTCGTATAAGGTCCCTCGTCGTGAGATCTGGAGTGAGCAAGGTCTCCTGATGGGCCAGGCGGGCGGGTGGTTTGCCCTCAGCCTACTGAATGACTGGGCAGCGGAACAGGCGGGTATCCCCGAGGCTCATCGAGCCTTTGTCGGTGATGATGCCTTATTACTCTGCACCAGCGCTCAGTACGACTCCTATGCAATGGCCTTAGCCGAGGTTGGATTGATCGAAAATCGATCCAAACTCTTCCGAGGTCCAAAGCTAGGTGTCCTAGCCCAACGCGTCTTCGAACTGCGTCGAGAAACCCTGTCTCTCCCAAGCGCACCCCGTTCAGAGGGGGGCGTACCAAAGGAGATTCCAGGGGTCGAAGCCTATCGGGTCTTGAGGCGCAAGGATATCCCGTATATCCCTGCATTGCTCTCGGCGCGGGGCGGGTTAAGAAAGGACCCCCGTGGGGGTGTGTTCCCTGCTTTTCCCAACAAGGAAGCTTTAGCCGGCATCCCTGTTCCCGTTATGAAAGCTGCGGTGAAAACCGCCCTCTACGACGCCGTACGGCCATGGACGTTCTTCCCACGTGCGCTTGGAGGGATCCTTCCAGACCAAGAGATTGGTTCTTGGAAGCTCCTCTCAGGTGCGCAGCGGTCGAAACTTCTCGGAGCCGTCAACACTGGCAAACTGCCGTCCGCAGCCCGAGGGCAGCGGCAGGTTAGGCAGATTGCGGAAGCCAACATCCTTGGTCTCGAGGGATCCGTCCTTGTTCCACACAAGGCGGGATGTCCTCGAGTCAGCAGACTCACGTCTGCTCTCACCAAGGCATTGTCGGTGGTTGACTTTGCAGTTCACCCGGACATGTTCATGCGCGGTAACGCGGATGGGTGCTACGGCCGTAGAGTGTATAAATCACTCCGGAAAACCGTTGACCCGAACGCCAAGGGGCACTGGAACGCCGTTCCAGAACCTGTTACTTTGCGTAAAGCTGTCCAGGAGATCCAGGATATCCGCTGTAAACCAGTCATTGCTGACCGGTTGCAGAAAATCCTGCATCGCATTTCTCGCTATCTGACTCCGAAGGTCTCGTCCGGCATGGTGGTGCTTGCCGCGGACTCCTCGGAGGTCTCCCGTCAGGACCCGATCTTAGGGTCCGTCTTGACCGAACTGGATTTGTTCCGTTCGGCCCTCCCTCGAGTTGGCGATGTGCTGGTCGCTAACACCCCCATTCGAG